CGAGGGCGTCCCGATCCGGGGCTACTGCCGCATCGGCAATATGCAGGCCGTGGTGAAGGAAAACAACGGCCAGGACAGCGCCATCTTCTTCCGCACGGCCAACGTGGACAGCGACGGGAAGGTGTCCTTCGCATTGAGCCAGGCCATCGTCGGCGTGGGCGCCGTCTCCGCCGGGAGCTTTGCGACGCTGCTGGACGAGCCCCTGTTCGTCTCCGGCACCGGCATCTATGCCGTGGCCGCGAACTACCTCACGGGCGACAGAGTGGGCCAGAATCGCAGCTTTTACATCAACGCGAAGCTGACGGAGGAGGAGCTGGCCTCCGGCGAGGCGGTCAGCTACAAGGGCATGTACCTGCTGGCCTTCCCGAATGGCCACGTTTACGTCCTTGACGGGCGGCAAAACAAGACATACCGCAGCGAGAGCCTGGGCGACTACGTGTACGAGGGGTATTACTGGGAGGGCGTCCCGGCCAACTGCTGGCTGAACCTGATCTCCGGGCAGAGCGAGACCCTTTACTTCGGTACAACGGACGGGCGCATCTGCCGCTTCAATACCGACATCAACGGCGTGGCACGCTTCGCGGACGACGGAGCGGGCATCGACGCCGTCTGGGCGACGATGATGGACGACGACGGCGACGCCACGGTGCTGAAGACGATGATCAAACGCGGCTGCGCCGTGACCATCAAGCCCTATGTGCGGAGCAGCGCCAGAGTCTGCCTGCGGACAGACCAGGACGCGGTGGATCGCCAGGTGGCCGCGGAGAACATCGACATCTTTGACTGGGAGGACATCGACTTCGAGAGGCTCACCTTTGACAGCAACGACGGCCCCCGCGAGGTATTCTTTAACGCCAAGGTGAAGAAGTACAAACGCCTGCAAATCCTGATCCGCAACAGCGTGGCGCTGGAGGGCTTCGGCGTCTTCGCAATTACAAAGCATTTCGTGCGCGGCAATTTCGCAAAGAGGTGACAGCATGAAAAACAGGAAACAAAAACCCATCATTTCCGGCTATGACTTTTCCACGACGGAGGAGCGGCTGGTGAACATCCCGGCGCTCTTCGACAAGGCAAAGGCCGCCAGGACAGTCCGGGAGGCCATGTGGGAGAAGTTCAACGACTACTACAACTTCATTCACGATGTCACCGGCGAGGTCAGCGAGTACGCCCAGGAGAGCGGGCTGCCCTTCACGCCGGCGGTCTGCCCCGACCCGTGGATCACCGTGGAGAGCCAGATCGACCCCGTTGTGCCGGAGCCGGAGTTCCGGGGCCGGGACGACGACCTGGACAGCGCAAAGGCGAAGCAGCGGGAGCTGGCCGTGAAGTACATCACGGAAAACAACAGGCTGGATCACATGAACACGGCCAACGAGCGCCGGCTGCTGAAGCTGGGCGACGCCTTCTTCAAAGCCTTCTGGGACATTTCCATGCGCTGCGGCGTCCATGAGGGCGACATCCGCATCGCGGACATTTCCCCGGAGGCCATCTTCCCCGATCCCGGCCTCCGCACCGGCGACATCCAGGAGGGGCAGTATGTGGCCCACGTCTATACGATCCACAAAGTCCAATTTTTGCAGCTGTACGGGGAGCGGCTGCGGGCCCTGGACAAGACCGTGGACGAGATCGACAGCCAGAGCTATGTGCCCGTCAGCAGCGTGTTTGACCTGTCAACGGCAGTCGACGATAAGACCGACATGGTTCAGATTCTGGAGTTTTGGTTCCGCTGGCCGGAGGACGGCACGGCGGAGACCCCGGACGGGAAAAAGGTGAAAGTCCGCGCCGGCACCGTCGCCTGTTCCATCCAGGCCGGCGACACGGAGCTGAAGCTGATCCCGTCCTACTGGGAGAAGACCTGGCGACAGTGCAAGCTGTTCCCCTTCGTCCACTATTGGCGCATCCGGGACGAAAACGAGTTCTGGAACAAGTCGGAGCTGTACCCGATCCTCGACCTGGTGGACGCCGAGGACAGGAAGCTGTCCGCCGCGCTGATGAACGACGCCTTCATGGCGAATGACATCATCCTGGTGGAAAAGGGCGCCCTGGCCGACGGCGCGGAGATCACCAACGAGCCCGGCGCGGTGGTGGTGGTGAATCAGAACCGCATGGCAGGCGTGCGGCGCCTGGGCGGCATCCAGAGCGCCGGCAACGCCACGATCCTGCTGAACTATCTGAAGGAGCGGATCGAGGCCACGAACCGCAACTGGGACAGCGCCCAGGGCAAGGAAACGGCCCGACAGACCACGGCGACGGGCCTGGCGATGCTCCGGGAGGACAGCAACGAGCAGGCCGACATCAAGAAGGCAGACCGGCGGGCCGGCTTCGAGCGGCTTTACGAGCTGCTGGACTGGTCTGCGCTGGAGTTCTTCGACGACGACCGGCTCCTGTTCCTGGGAGCGGATAAGGAGCGCGGCAGGCCGGAGGCCGTCTCCGTCGTCTTCAACCGGGACAACTTCGCAACGACGCAGCCCCCCGTCTTCGACCTGCTCACAAACGAGCTGGTGCGCGACGAGTGGGAGTACTTCCCCAAGGTGGACGTGACCGTGACCGCCGGAGACGGGGCCAGCCGCGGCAAGATGGCAACGCTCCAGGCGCTGTCGGCGCTGACCCAGGCGAATGTCAATGCAGACAACTGGCGGCTTTACGCGGCCCAGCTGGACATTCTGGACATTCCCAACAAGGCGGAGATCATCGAGGGCTGGCGCCAGAAATTCGAGCCCCAGGCGCAGCCGACGCCCGACATGATGGGCGGAGCGGCGCCCGGCATGATGGGCGGCATGATGCCCGGAGCGACGCCCGTGACAGCACCGGCGGCCATCGAGCCCTCGGCGCCCATGACGGCGGTGCCGCCGGAATTGCAGGGGGTGGCGCTATGAAGTGCCCGGTCTGCGGCATTGAAATGAAGCTGGAGGGCAGGACGCCCGACGGCACGACCTGGAGCTGCCGGAACGCGAAGTGCCCGAAGCACGCGGAAAAGCAGCTTGTGAAGGAGGAAAAATCAAATGAGTCTTGACAGTTACAAAATTCAGGACAGCGACATCGCCGCAAAAGGCGTTATTTCCGCGCCGAACAAGCTGACCGGCACGGCCCAGGAAAACAAGGCCGTTTTCGATAAGCTGATTCGTGAGGCGGTCAAGGGACTGTATAACAGCCTGATCGACGCGCTGGTGGGCACCGGCGGCGCCGGCGAGATCGGCGTGACGGCCATCACGGGCGTCACCGGCGGCGACATCCAGACGGTGCTGGGCAGTCTGAAGACGCTCCTGGACACCAAGGCGGGCGACACCGCCACCACGGCGGCCCTGGCGCTGAAGAGCGACAAGAGCGTGACCAACCTGCACTTCAAAGCGGTCAGCCTGGACTCCGACACCGGCGTCTTCACCTTCACACGGGAGGACGGCACCACCCTCACCATCGACACCGTGCTGGAGAAGGTGGCCACAAACTGGACGTATGACGCCGACACCCAGAGCCTGGTGCTGACGCTGGCGGACGGTTCCACGGTTTCGGTGCCGTTGAGCGCGTTCATCACGGAAACGGAGTTCGACGACAGCAGCACCATCACCTTCACGGTCACGAATCACGTGGTCACGGCGGCGATCAAGTCCGGCAGCATCACGGACGACATGCTGGACTCCGACCTCATCACCACGCTGCAAGGGCTGGTCGGCGCCGCGGCGGACAGCGCCACCGCCGCCCATCAGGACGAGGAAGCGGCCAAGGGCTACAAGCAGAACGCCTCCGACAGCGCCGGCGCAGCGGCAAACAGCCAGACGGCAGCCGCAGCCAGCGCCACCCTGGCGCAGAGCTACGCCGAGGGCGGCACCAACACCCGGACGGGCGAGGACACCGACAACGCCAAGTATTACAAGGAACAGGCCGCGGGGAGCGCCAGCAGCGCCGCCGGCAGCGCCACGGCAGCCGACGGCAGCGCGGAGGACGCGGAAGCCTGGGCCGTGGGCCAGCGGGACGGCACGGATGTCGGAGACACCGACCCGACCTACCACAACAATGCGAAATACTGGGCAGAGATCGCGGAGCAGGCCGCGGGCGGCGGCGTCACGTCGTTCAACGGGCGCGTCGGCGTCGTCGTCCCGCAGGCCGGCGACTACACCAAGGACATGGTGGGCCTCGGAAACGTCCCCAATGTCACGACCAACGACCAGAAGCCGACCTACGAGGCGGCGGCAAATCTCACGGCCCTGTCCACCGGCGAAAAGCTGTCGGTGGCCTTCGGGAAGATCGCAAAGGCCATTTCCAGCCTGATCACCCACCTGGCGGACACCAACAACCCGCACAGCGTCACCGCGGCCCAGGCCGGAGCGGTGGCAAAGGACGCCAACAGCAGCGTGGCCTTCACGATGGGCGTGGACGCCGGCGGCCTCTACATGGTGACCCCGGACGAATAAGCAGAAAGGAGCTTTTTACATGGGAAAGGTTTATGTAGCAAAAGAAGAAACAAGCCAGGAGATTCTGGCGCTTCTGAAAAAGGAGCAGATCTACGGCTTCATCGAGCACAACGCGACGCTGGCGCCGGGCAGCCGCATTGAGTACATCGGCATCAACCGGGACTACTCGCCCATCGTGATCACAAAGGGCGGCGGGTACAGCCTCACCAGCTGGGCGGACTTCCCCTGGCTGAAGGAGAACAAGCCCTATATGGTGAAGGCCGACGGCACGGCGGACTATGCGCTTTGCGAGACCGACTACACCAAAAAGGCCGACGGCGTGACCGCCAGCGACGTGGCCAACACCAGCTACAACGGCGGCGCCTTCGCCTGGGCCCCGAAGATTTACAAAATGGAGTATATGCTGGGCGATGATCGCTACGTCCTGTTTTCCATGACGGAGCGGGACGGTTTCGAGCCGGTGGGCTTCATTGATCCCAACGGAAACGAGCTTGACGGCGTCTGGATTCCGATGTTTTACGGCTCCATCGTCAGCTCGAAGATGCGCTCCATCTCCGGCACCCAGCCGGACTATGGACACACCACGGCGGAGCAGAAGACGGCCATAGACGCCTTTGGCAGCCGCGCCAAGTTCTTCGGCGGGGCCATCGTGGAAACGCTGATCGACCTGATGATTATGTTCTGCAAGAACACGGACTTGCAGGACGCCTACGGGTACGGCAACTGCAACGGCTACAATTCCGGCGGGTCTCCCACTTACGGCGTCAAGGCCAATGCTGTCGTGGGCGGCGGCCAGTTCTACGGGACGAGCGACAAGACCTCGCTGAACAAGGTTTTTCAC